AATTGTATTCCATGACGAAGAAGCTTTAGATAATTATCTCATGAATTATCGCAAGCCTGAAGAAGTAAATAATGCAGTAGACCCTAAGCATTATAAGGGATATGTAGATGAATTACAATGGTTAGATACAATGAGTAGAATACCTACTTTGCGTGATCCAGCGAAATTCGAAGCAGCAGTTGAATTACAAATAAGAAAATACCTTGACCGTAATGGTCAAAAGGATGATTCTCTACAAGAACTCCAAAAAGCTTTATGGTACTTAAAGTACTTAATCGCCTATAAAAAGGCCGGCAGACCGATAAAGGTTGGAGAAGTAGAAAGCATCCTATAACAAAATCGGCACCTCACTAATACTGGGGTGCCTTTTATTTGGAAATTATATATGAATTATGTATTCGATATTGAAACCGATGGATTATTAAAAGACGTAACACAAATGTGGATCATGGTTGTTCATGATGTAAGTGCTAATAAGCGAATGCAATTTTTGCAAGGAGATATGAATTGGATACAACTATTCAATAATGCTAGACAAGTTATGGGCCATAATATTATTGGATATGACTTAGCTGTATTAAAGAAGCTATTCAACTATGAATTACCTAAGAGCGTAAAAGCTGTAGATACACTTATTCTTTCACAAGTATTAGATTATAGAAGGTTTGGTAATGATGGGCATGGTTTAAAACGTTGGGGTGAATATTTAGAGTTTCCTAAACAAGAGTTTGAAGACTGGTCTGGATATTCTGAACAAATGGGTGAATACTGTAATAACGACGTTTCATTAAATGTCAAGGTATTAGAGATATTAAAGCAAGAATTGATTGAAGTGTCTGAAAAGAATCCTAAAGTCAAAGAGTATATTAAAGTAGAACATGCAGTAAGTAAGTGGTGTGCCGAAGCTAACTTAGGTGGATGGCCATTTGATTTAGATAAAGCACATATACTTTATGACAGATTACAAGTTGAAATGGATAAGACGTATACTGCACTAAATTCAAAACTTGGCTTAAAGATAGTCGCTGTAGATAAGAAACTTGGTATTGTAGAAGTAAAGAAACCTAAATATAGAAAGGATGGATGTTATGATGCGCATACTGCTCGGTGGTTTGATGTGGATCCTTGGAGTGGGTTCGATCCTGATGATCGCATTGTCGATGGTGAGTATTGCCGTATTCAAGTCGAACCTCTTAGTCTGGACTCGGTAACAGATGTAAAGATATTTCTATATAGACATGGTTGGGTCCCTAATGATTGGAATTATAAAGCTGATCCTATTACAGGAAGAAAAGCGAAAACTACACCTAAGATTACAGAAGATAGTTTAGAATTCTTAGGTGGTGATGGTAAGCTCTATAAAGATTTCTTAACTGCAAAGGCTAGGCAAGGCATTTTAACAACATGGTTAAAGAACGTAGATGATCAAGGCAATCTGCATGGTGATTGTATGACAATTGGTACACCAAGTATGCGTGCTAGACACTCTATTATTGTTAACGTACCTTCAGGAGATTCACCATGGGGTAGAGAAATGCGGGAATTGTTCTCATGTAAGCCTGGCTGGAAGCTTGTAGGCTGTGATTCATCAGGTAATCAAGCTAGAGGCTTAGCACATTATTTGAATGATCCTACATTTATTGATACATTACTTAATGGTGATATTCATCAATTTAATGCTGATATTCTTACTGAGATCTTAAAGAAAGATTTAAAGATGAATTATGTAGTACCAAGAGCGAATGCTAAGAGAATTCTATACGCATTCTTATTCGGAGCCAGTGGTGGAAAGCTTTGGTCATATATCTTTGGCTCACATGATGAGGTTAAGGGTAAAAAATTGAAATCAGGCTTTATTAAAGCTGTTCCAGGGTTTAAAGACTTAAGTGAAAAGTTGGAGAAAATATATGGAAACACAAAGAAAAAGGGAGATGGTTATATCCCTAGCTTGGCTGGTACTCGTGTGTATGTTGACAGCTTCCATAAGCTTCTTGTCTATCTACTGCAATCAGCAGAGAAAATTACGTGCGGAGCAGCATGTATGCTTGCAATGGAGCGACTCGAATCTGCAGGAATTCCGTACCAACCCTTGATTATGATGCATGATGAAATTGATTTTATGGTGCCTGAAGAGTTTGCTGAACAAGCAGCTGAGATAGGTAAACAAGCGTTTGCAGACGGCCCTAAACTATTTGGTGTGGAGATTATGGATGGAAGTGGAAAGATCGGTAACGATTGGTACGAGATTCACTAGTATTGATAATGTATTATCAATGCAGGATTTTCTGCGATTAAGACAATACTGCAGGGCATCAAATTATAAACGAATGCCTAAGGGTAATGGCACATTTATTTATTATGCTGACATGCCTAGAGATATTAATGATAATATTAACAAAATTATTAATGAAACACTAGGAAAGAATTTAAAGGATATCATATCATTTGTTCGTTTGAATACTAGCAAACATGACACAGAATTTAGAGTACATGCGGATCAAGACATATTTGGCCAAACACCAACTGTAGCCGCTCTCTTTTACTTAGACAGTAGTGATATAACAGGTACAGCTTTCTTCAGTCACCCTGTGTATGGCAATTATGCTAAAGCTAAAGAGCACTATATATTTGACGAAGATGATGGACAATGGTCAATAGATGAATTCTTTAACGCAAAGGCAAATACATTGTTGATCTATGATGCAAAGCTATATCACGGTCGACAACCATGGTTATCTGAAGGCATCAATCAAAGAAACGGCAGAATTGTAATAGTTAAATTTATGAGAGAAAATGATGAATAAAGAGCAATATTTACTTGTATGTTTAATGGAAGAACTATCAGAAGCTGCACAGGAAGCGTCTAAATGTTTAAGATTCACACTTGATCATAAATACGAGCTGTATGAAAAGACTAACAAAGAAAAGCTTAAATCAGAACTTTCTGATGTACAAGCTATCTTAATACTTCTTTCATCAGAATGTAATATTAGATTGAATTGTGAAAGAGTACCTGACATTAGAGACAAGATTGATCGCACATTATTAAGAATGAAATTGTCTCAGGAAATGGGAGTTTTAGATGCTGATAGCATTGATTGATGGTGATATACTTGCCCACAACTGCTGTTACAACCGTACTGATGGTGTCACATATCTTGATGATGAGGGTAACGTAATACCTCAAGTATTCACTAAAGAAGAAGATACAGAGTATCGTAAAGCAATATGGCGTAACTTTGAAAGTATGTTAGAAGTGATTATGGAGGAGACATTTGCAGACGATTATTGTATGGCTGTTAAGGGTGAGGGCAACTATAGAGACGAAATATTTGTAGACTATAAGAAGCATCGTACAGCGGGTCCACCTAATCTTTTTGTACCATTTGTAAGAAAGCTAGCAGTAATGCACGAGATTGCTATAGCTGCAGATGGGCGCGAAGCTGATGATTTATTACGTATATGGGCAAATGAATGTAGGTCTCATAATATAGATTATGTTATATGCTCAATAGATAAGGATCTATTAATGATCCCTGGAAAGCACTATAATATAAAGCATAAAACAATTACAGAAGTCTCAGAGCTTGATGCTAAAAGAAACTTCTACGAACAAGTATTAAAAGGTGATGCCACGGATAATATACCTGGCATTTGGAAAATGGGGCCAGTGAAAGCATCAAAAGCTTTAGCACATTGCACAACAGATGAGGAATTCCAAGAGGCAGTAATTGAACAATATATAAAAGCTAATGGTGATGAATGGCCTGAATATTTATTAGCTAATGCAAAGCTTATCAACATACAGAATACATATGATGATTATTTCTGTTTTGATAACTGGCCATTAGCACAGGAAATTAGAGATGGCTGAATTTAAAGGTAAAATAAACCACACCGTGTCCAATTCAGATATTAGTAAATTTGATAATGGACACTGGTGTTTTAATAGACAGATGAACGTAGGAAATAAACAATATGTGGGATTCATCTACATTATATATGATACGGTCTTGGATAGATTCTATCTTGGCAAGAAGAATTACAGATCATATGGTAAAGCTACTTATGGACAAGAATCTGATTGGCGTAGATATAAATCTAGCTCTAACAGTTTGGCGGCTCATTTCGCTAGCAGACCGAAGAAAGAGTTCAAGTTTATTGTCCTTGATGAATACACTACCAAAGGCTCCTTAGCTTGGGCAGAGACATGGTCATTATGTCATGTTGAAACTCCAGTAACACTCAAGTGGTATAATAAACAAATCGAGAAAGTATCATGGGATGTCAAAGAAAATGTATCACACGATCACAGAGTACGATTAACTATGATTACTAAAATGTCACCAGAATGTTTAATTCAATGGCCAAAAGATGGGTAAAATAGTAATTCACAATCAACCGTGTCCAAATCCAGATTGCGGTTCTTCAGATGCACTTCAGATCTATGAGAACGGCACAGCTACATGCTTTAGCTGTCAAACTTGGTTTCCCGCTAACAAAAATAAGGAGTTCACTCACGTGGAAAAACCTAAGAAACCTTTTGTACTAGATGTAGAAAAACTAAGAACTGCTGGCTTTAAAGATAGAAAGATATCTAAGGAAGTAGCGGAATTCTTTGATGTTAAATCAGCATTTAATGAAGATGGCGAAATAGACACACACTATTATCCTTACGGTGAAGGTATTTATAAAGTTAGAAAATTACCTAAGATGTTTTCATGTATAGGTAAACCAACAACTTTATTCGGTATGGATAAGTTTGGCACAGGCGGTAAGAGGTTGATTGTAACTGAGGGTGAGTTAGATGCAATGGCAGTAGCACAAGCATCATTAGATAAGTATGGGAAAATTTATCCTGTAGTCTCAATCCCCTCAGCATCTAATGTTAAGACACTCTTAGCGCATAGAGATTGGGTAAGATCATTTGACACAGTAGTATTATGCCTTGATACTGATGAAGCTGGTGAAAAAGCTAAAGCAGAAGCTATTAAATATATAGGTGCTGATAAAGTAAGATTAGCTAAATTGCCTGTTAAAGATCCAAGTCAAATGTTACTTGAGAAAGGCGGTCAACAATTATTAATTGCCATTTGGGAAGCGTCTAAATACACGCCTGTAGGTATCTTAGGTAGAGATGAACTATGGGAAGCTTTAAAAGCTTACAATGATATTGAATCTGTACCATATCCCATGTGTTTAGATGCATTAAATACTAAGACTAAAGGTATGCGTGAAAATGAGATTGTACTATTTACTTCTGGTACAGGCTCAGGTAAGTCAACTATTCTCAGAGAAATTGTGTGGCATATTATAGATACCACCCCTGCAATGGTAGGTATTGTATCATTAGAAGAATCACCTGCTGAGACTACACGTAAACTCTCAGGTATTCCGTTGAATATCAATCCTTCATATAGAGAGTTAACAGAGGATGAATTAGAATCAGGCTTTAGAGCAGTGTTCGGTGATGATAGAATTATGGTATTAGATCATCAAGGTTCTATGGAAGATTCAACTCTATTTGAAAAGCTAGAATATATGGCATTATCGGGTTGTAAATATCTATTCATCGATCACATTACAATCCTAGTTTCAGAAGGTGTAGATGGATTAACAGGTAATGAAGCCATAGATAAAACTATGAATGATTTACTTAGATTATGTAAAAGATATCCCGTATGGATTGGCTTAGTATCACATTTAAGAAAGACACCTACAGGTAAGACATCATTTGAAGAAGGTCAATTACCATCTTTAGATGATATTAAGGGTTCAGGCTCAATTAAACAGATTTCAAATGATATCATAGCATTCGCACGTGACATGTCACATGATGATGATAGAATAAGAAATCATATTAAGATGAGAGTACTGAAATGTAGATTCACAGGTCTAACAGGAAACGTACCAGGTGTTGATTATGACTATCCAACAGGTAGGTTATCAGCTTCAATACTATTACAACCAGATGATTTTATGGAGATTTAAATGGCACAAATTCTTGAAGAAAGAGAATGCTACGGTACAGACTATCCAGCGTTAATCAACTTCGCTGAAGAACAAACGTCCATATTGTGGACAGCAGATGAAGTTGAAGTGGAAAAAGATATCCATGAATTACGAACAAATTGTACAGCAGCAGAGTACCACGGAATTGTCAGTGTTCTTTTGCTTTTTGTACACTATGAAGTTAATGTTGGAAATAACTACTGGCGTGATTATATATGTAAGCATTTTCCACGTCCAGATGTTCAAAGAATGGCTTCAGTATTTGCAATGTTTGAACTGAACATTCATGCACCATTCTATAATAAAATTAATGAATTGCTAGGGTTAGATAACCCTGAGTTTTATTTAGCATACTTAGATGATCCCATTCTTAAAGATAGAATGGAATGGTTAGAGAAAGTAGCTACACAATCAGAAACAACCTATGATAAGTTAAAATCAGTAGGTGTGTTTAGCATGATTGAAGGCGCTATTCTTTACTCTAGTTTTGCATTCTTAAAGCACTTTAATAATAATGGCAAAAATAAATTTCAAAATATTAATGCAGGAATTAATTTCTCCGCTATTGACGAGAACATTCATAGTCAAGCTGGTGCTTATTTGTTTAACACGCTATATCATGAAGCAATAGAGGCTGAGGAATACTTAGCACATGAAAGACTTGCTAATGAACTAGAGATTACTGCATGGATTTTGTTTGAACATGAAAAACAAATCATTAAGAAAATCTTTGATAAAGGAGATATTCCTGGCATTAATGCATTAATGCTTGAAAACTTTGTACAATCTAGGTTAGATATATGTCTAGAGAGATTAGGTTATCCAGCTATCTTTGAACCTAAATATAATCCGATTGCTGATTGGTTTTATTTAGATATTGAATCAAGTACATTACATGACACTTTCATTGCGCAAGGCAATGATTATCGTAGGGATTGGGCAGAAGCCAAATTTACATGGACACCAAAAAATGTATAGAGAGTTAAGTTTAGAACGTAAACGATTACAAGCGGAGGGTAGATTACCACCTTGGATTATCACAAACAGTTGGCAATTATTGAAAGAAAAGTACGTGTCAGAGAAGTATCCTGATTTGTTATCAATATACACACGAATAGCTAGACATGCAGCATCCTATACACCTGATCCTGAGATGTGGGAAGAGAAGTTCTTTGATATCATGTGGAAAGGTTGGTTAATCCCTAGTACGCCTGTGATGGCAAATATGGGTACAGGTTTCGGATGCCCTGTCAGTTGTTCAGGTGGCTCAATAGAGGATCAAGTATATGACTTTTATGAAAAACAAAAAGAAGTTGCAGTACTTAGTCAACAAGGTTACGGAACGTCTAACTACCTTGGGAATATCCGTTCTAGAGGTAGCGCTATCAGTGGTGTTGCTGGTAGTGCTTCTGGTGTATTGCCTGTATTTAAAGGCTTTGTAAAGGTAGCACAAGATATCTCTCAGGGGTCACAAAGACGTGGTGCATGGGCAGGTTACTTAGAAATTGACCATGCTGACTTTGATGAGCTTGTGACACATATCACAAAGCATCCTGATGATGCCAATGTAGGTTGGATTATCAATGATGCGTTTATTGAACGTCTTAACAACGGTGATGCAGATGCTATCAGACGTTACCAGCGTGCAATGAAGCTTAGACTACTTGGTAAAGGTTACTTCTTCTTCATCGATAAAGTAAATCGTGCTAATCCTCCAATGTATGCAGCTAAAGGGTTAGAAGTTAAAGCTTCAAACTTATGTACTGAAATAGCATTGTTCAGTGGTAAATATAAAGAAGAAGAATATACATTTGCATGTGTATTATCATCTATGAATGCATTATACTATGATGATTGGAGTAAGACAGATGCTGTATTCATTGCTACAGTGTTCTTAGATTGCGTTAACCAAGATCAAATTGAAATTGGTAAGAAGCGTAAGGGTATGGAGCGTATTGTAAGGTTCTCTGAAAAATCTAGAGCATTAGGTTTAGGCATGCTAGGCTTCCACAGTTACTTACAAGAAAAGATGCTACCATTTGATTCATTTGAAGCTCACAATCTCAGTCAATCAATGTTCTATCACTTGTATGACAAAGCGCGAGATGCATCAAGATGGATGGCTCGTGAATGGGGTGAACCCGAATGGTGTCGCGGTCATGGAATGCGTAATACACATTTAATAGCTATTGCACCTAACTTATCATCGGCATTATTTGCAGGAGGTATGTCGCAAGGCATTGAACCAATCTACAAGAATGCATTTGTACAAAACACTGCTGGTGGCAAAATGTTTAGATCATCACCTAAGCTTAGAGAAATCATTAAGTCGCACGGTGAAGATGTAACAGCTGCAATGAAGCGTATTGTAGACGATAATGGTTCAGTTCAGAATGAAGACTATTTAACTGATGAAGAAAAGGCTGTGTTTAAAACAGCATTTGAAATTTCACCTGAAGCAATTATTAGACTTGCATCTGCTCGTCAAAGATATATTGATCAGGCTCAATCTATTAACCTTTTCTTTAGTGCCGATGAGAGTGAAGCTTATATCTCACAGATTCATCAAATGGCATTTCAGGATGAAGGAATTAAGTCATTATATTATATCAGGACTACTAATGGAATCAAATCAAACGCAGCAGGGGAGTGCCTCAGTTGTCACGCTTAGCCCAAGTCATTTCGTGCTAAGGGGTAATAGCAGAGACCGCAGAAAACAATTACGGGCGTTGTATCGTAAGTATAAGTATGTTCAAGCATATCAGTGGGGAACTACTGGTTATCGTATTAATGAATATTTAGCGTGGAATTAGTAATGACAATTGGACCAAGCAGAAAAACAGATTATCCTAAAATTTTTAAAGATACAAAATGGGATCGTAATTCGCGAAGTGATGATTTCTTTCTTTGTGACAATATGAATAAATTTGCAAAAGAATTTGATTTGCAAAGACATATGCCTTTAACTGGACGCCAAGCTGCTATATTACATCAAAAATGGGAATATTATGCAGATCATTTAGATAGATTTAGATGTAAAGATGGCCGTATTGTTGTAATTACAAGTCCCTACCCAGGCCGTAGACCTGAACTAAAATCACATGGCCGAACAAGTAATATTCCGGGTCTTGATAGATATATTGACTTGTATTATGAAAAAGCTGAAACATATATTATGGTGTTTGACAATGCTGGCATGTTTAGAAACTATTTAAAATAATCTTACTGGGGAACTTCGGTTCCCCTTTTAATCGGAGAATCTTATGTACAAACAATTAGCTGAACTGGCGTGGGATATCATTAAACTCTTATTGAGGATTAAGAAATGACAAGTGATGACGTATACGATTTATTACAAGCAATAGCGCAACAGCCGTCTAAAAATGAAAAGATTATAATGTTAGCATATGGTCTTGAAGATGAGATGTTTGAAGATATTATATGGCATGCATATGACCCATTCATCATGTATGGTATTAGAAATGTAGAAGAGCTTTTCAAAAATGGTCGGGATGTGTTTAATGATTCTACATTTACTTTGTTAGATAACTTAGCTAAGAGAAGGCTAACAGGTAATCATGCAAAGGCAAACATTAACGCTCACTTGCAAACACTAACATCTAAATCTCAAGTTTTATTCTGTCAAATTCTTAATAAAAGTTTAGATGCTGGCTTTGATGTGAAATCTATTAACAAGGCAAAGCAATCTGAATTCATACCTATTAAGAAATATATGCGGTTTAGCCTTCCTAAGAATGTTAAGATGGATAAGTTTCCATTTCCTGCATTCTCCCAAGAAAAGGCTAATGGCTTGTTTGTAAACATCACCAAGAGTGCTGGTGATATTTCAATGTTATCACGTAATTACCAGCCAATGAATGTCTATGAGTACTATGATCTGATATTTGAATTAAGTCCTCATATGAAAGATGGATATCAGTATCATGGTGAATTATTAATAGAAGTGAACGGGGAGATCCTAGAGCGTAAGACTAGTAACGGTATCATACGCAGGGTTAATTTAGGCGGCAGCTTTAAGCCAGAAGAAAAACCTGTATTCATGGTTTGGGATCGAGTAAAGTTGTCGGGTATTGCTAACGGGGCAGATGATGAGCCTTATTACTCTAGATTGAATAACTTACACTTTGATTTGCTACACTTATCTGATGTTAATCTAGGTATTGCATGTAAATGGACACGAATAATTGATACACGGATTGTTAATAATCTTCAAGAAGCAGAAACGCATTTCATAGAGCTTGTTAGACAAGGTAAAGAAGGCAGTATGCTTAAGAAACAAGATATGCTATGGAGAGATGGCACTACAACTAGTGGTGTTAAGTTTAAGAAAGAGTTTGAGTGTGAGTTAAGAGTAATTGATTTTATACCGGGCACTGGTGCTAATAAAGATACATTTGGCTCATTATTGTGTGTAACAGAAGATGGCGATTTAAGCGTTGGTGTGGGCAATTTGACAGATGCATTAACAGCAGAAATTTGTAAAAACAGTGGAGACTGGTTATACGCAATTATAGGTGTAACATACTCAGAGGTGATTTGCGATGAGAAGGGTAACTACTCATTATTTGAGCCTAAGTTCATTGAGAGACGCTACGATAAAGATGAAGCAGATACTCTAGAACATTTGTTGAACATTCAGGAGGGTATGTATGATGACGCCACTTTACATTTATGAAAGGCAGGTGGAAATTCTAATAATTGAAAAGAAGCATGCTATTCAGTTGCTAGAACAAGAGCTTTTGATGAGAAACAGACAGTTAAAGAATCTATTTAAAATCCAGAAGGAAATCGAAAATGAAAATAAAACTGAACAAGAAGTATAGAACACGTCACGGTAAAGTTGTTAGAATCATGGAAACTACAGAGAGTCCTGTATATCCATTTGGTACAAATGCTGATTACACAGTAACAAAGAATGGTAAGAGATTTGATTATGAAGACTCAGACTGGGATTTAGTAGAACGTGTGCGTAATTTTAAGTTTAAAGCGGGTCGTCAGTATTTTACACGAGAGGGAAATCCTGTAACATTAACAGATATAGAGCATTATGGTAGATATGTATTTAGTGGTGATAATGGCTATGACTACACAATAGATGGTAAAATGTATATTGATACAAAATCTGAGTGTGATTTGCTGAGACCGCCTAAAATTAAAGTAGGTGGCATGTACGTAACACGTAGCGGTCAAATGGCTGGTATAACAAAAACAACCAGTGACGTAGGGTTCTATAGATATGAATATAGTACAACTAATGGCTCCAAGTTTAGTGTAAGTAAATATGGTGAAATATTTGAAAATGAACAGTCTGATTTTGATATAGTTGATGTCTTTACTCCAGAAGATAAGAAGCTCTATATTGGTGCCAAAGGTCATGTGTATAGAGTTGAACCAGGGCTTGCAACTAAATTAACAGGATTGCTCAAGGGACAGCAATTTCCTATCGCAGAAATGAATCTTGTGGGGGAATTCAATGGACTCTGTTTAGAAGTTGGCAGTATGTATGTTAACGAGCGTGGTGATAAGTATGAAATAATACATATTAGAGATAATGAACATGTTGTTGCAATGGGCGCGAATGATGATTCCTTACGTATATATACACGTAAGGGTTGTTACAATAAGTGTGGTACTTATAGTTATGAAGACTTAATTAAAGAGGTGTAACAATGGATCTATATGAAAATTATGGCGAAGAAGTAGATTGGGGTAAAGTAGCAGCTGAAGATGAGGACGAGACTTGGATCGACGATGATGAAGAAGAACTTGATGATGAATGGGAAGAGGAGGATGAATAATGTTGGATTACTGTGGCGAGGAAGAATTTTACCCCATGGATGGAGATTATGACAATTATTATGAATATACACCTAATTTAAAAGGTGTTGAATTTGCAAAAATGTATCATAAGCCCTCAAGACCACCGAAGCACTTTATGCCCAATCATAATTATTATGATGATTGGGTATTATTTGAAAAGGTTATTGAAAGGGATACATGCTATTCAGTTTTATTGAGCAATATCTGGATAAATATTCCTAAGAAAATTGTAAGAGAGGTTGAAGACACTAAGATGCTGATCTACATGCCTATATTCCGTAAAATTTGTGAGAGGGTTAAAAATGATATTAGGTAAATTAACTGAAGAACAAGAGTGGGATTATGATCCAGAACCTCAAGAAGAAAACTGGGAAGAAGATGGTGATAGAATTCTTGGCCCACACGGCTATCACAGAAACTGCATGTGCTACTCATGCAATCCACCGGGGTAATTTATGAAAATAGAGATTCAAAAGAAGTACAAAACGCGATGTGGCTTCAAGGCGGAAGTACATCAAATCATCACATCAGTTAAAACTGATTATCCAGTGTTAGGGCGTTATTATGACACCGATTATGCAGAATGGATTGATGAAAGATGGATGTTAGATGGGCGATGCGATGAAAGCATTGTAGATAATGATTTAGATTTGGAAGAAAGATGAACCAAGAGGTTAAAAACATGTTACACAAATTTGATTTAATATCTGCTATTATCGGAATGATGATAGCAATAGCTGTATCGGTAGTTGTAGTTAATATTAAGTACGAAGGCTATCGTCAAGTCCACCAAACAAACATTGGTGGTGTTGTAATCGAAGGCAAGCACATCTATGAGCTTGTTGAATTAAGTGATCCAAGTCAAGGGGTAATAAGAAAATGATTGATTTAGATAAAGCATATGAGACACAAGATGGCCGCGAAGTTGTGCTTTTGGGCATTATTGAAGAGCGTTATGGCTATCCTGTACTTGGGTTGTATTTAGATGAGGGTGATTGGGAACATACTTCATGGACTATGGAGGGATTAGTTAATAAGAATGATCCGTACAATGACCTCAATCTTGTGGAAGTTGGTGACTCACAGCCCGTGCTACCCGCTGGCATCAGGGTGCCCAAATTTGGGCCAGAAACTGGGGCAGAGCTGGCAACCGCGTCTGAGGCATCCCTGCAGGCATGGGACAGGTTCCTCGTGCCGTCTGCGTAGCAAAAGCAGGCCATTAACGGGTTTTGGGTGTAATGCGAGTGTGCCAACCCCGTTAAATTAACCCTAATTTCAAATAAGAAGTTAGATTCTCATCTCGTATTAAGAACTGTAAGAGCATTGGGCAAAAGCGCACTAAGTGGGACCGCACAGATAAATATTAATTAATAATTTATCTTAAGGAATTCATCATGTCAGTCCAAATCCAACAAGCATTCGTAGTAAACGGTCAAACATTTGCAACTAAAGCAGAAGCATTAAACTTTGTTAGACGTCCATTGATTTTAGCAGCTATGTTAACAGCTGTAAGCAATCAAACAGACGTTGCAGAATGGTTAGTTGATAACCAAGACACAGTTGAATCTGCTTTCGAAAGTGGTACTATTCGTCGTGTGACTAAATCTGATTATAACAAATTGGAAAAAGCACTTGCGGAAATCACTTCAGGTTTCTTATTTGACAATGCAAAAGCTGTCTTAGATTCGTTCAGATGGCCTGCTGTAAAACGTTTAACTGCTGAAGAAAAAGTAGAAGCCGCTAAAACAGAAATCTTACAAGCATCAGGTAATCCTGAACTTGCTGATTATGTTGTTAGTAACTCTGCTGCTATCTTGGAAGCTTATAGCGCTGGCGTTGAAAAACGCGAAGTGTCACCCAAAGCTGCTGCTGGTTTAGCAGAATACCAAGCTAAGAAACGTGCTGAAGAAGATGCAGAAGCTGAGTCTAAAGGCCCAGAAGCTGTAGCTGAATTGGCTGCAAAACGTGAAGCTAATCGTTTAAAACGTGAAGCAAAAGCTGGTAAGTAATTTTTAACAAACACCCCTTGACCTTAATGGTTGAGGGGTTTTTAATCAAATTCAAAGGAAATGCCAAATGAAAACAATTACCATATACACAACACATAAAGTTCGTGACCAGGTTATAACTATTGCTCGTAATGAAGGTAAAACTTTAGTTGAAAAATGCAATGAATTAGCGCTAATAGGTGTGTCTCTAGTTTCTGAAGAAGATCTTTTAAATACTTCAAGGGAAGCTCAAATGCGTGTAGTATTTGAATTACCAGAAGAGACTCAAATGTATGCAAATATTCCGTACGCTGCATATAGAAAAAGAGGTTTAATCAATGAATTTTTAGGATTGGCTTTAGATAAAGCCTTACAGACTTTTCCTAAAAATGCAATTGTTACACTTGAGTATAAAACATTAAAATGCTCTACTAATGCTGAATTGGAATTAATAAAACTTTTATATCCTGCTTGTAAAATTGATGGGATGGAAGTTAAAGTATCTTTAGCAAGTGACGAAGCATTTAAACGCTTAAAGGAAATTATTTCCACTCAATCAGGCATTAGCCTCAAACCTGACGTAACATCAGGCGCATTTAGTGTTATAAGTTCGGAAGGTAGAACAATTAAATTTGCTAGAAATGATTATGAATTCTTAGTAGAAATTAAGAATGGCTCAATATTGATTTTAGCAGACAATATTAGTGAAAACGATTTAATTATCTTAGGTCGTGATGTATTAGGTTTTATTAACAATGGTTAACAGTTATGAAAGAATTTGATAAGTGGATAGAGAGTGGCTATTACAAATATGATCCTATAGAAGGTAAAGTTGTGTCTATCTTTGGTTGGATTTTAGGCTTTACTGCAAATAGCCAAAGAGGTGGACAATATTTAATTAATTCACGTCAAGGGAGAATGCAAACAACAATGGGGCGTCTTGCATGGCGATTATATTATGGTGAATGGCCTGATAAAAGACTGCAGTATAAAGATGGAAATTCATTCAACATAAAGATTTGTAACTTATACATTGCAAACCGGGAGCTACCAGCTGTCGGAAAATTTTCAACATTACTAAAAGGTATTTCAAATGAATCAAAAAGAAGTTAGAAGATTATTCGATTATGACGCGATAACAGGTTGCTTATATTGGAGAGATTCAAAATTTAAGCAAAGCCACAACGCTGTAAGGTTCGATCCTGATAGAAATCGAATCATTCAGGTAAACCATAGGATGTATGTTGCGGCACGCCTTGTGTGGACATATCATCATGGCGATGAACTTACGCAATTGGATTATCTGGGCTATGTTGACAATAATAAACAGAACACTAGAATTGAAAATCTATATCTGAAAGATGGCACAAGCGTTAAAAGTGTTTATAGAAATATTAGACCAACAGTATCAGCTGAAAGAGTTGTGTATGATGTGGCTATGAATCACAAAGGTAAAGTTATTTCAAAAAGATGTAGAACATTGACAGAAGCACTAGAGTATAGAAATGCTCAACGAAGTGAACTTGGTATGAAATTTATTGGGATGGACGCATGAACATTATAATAGTTAAGAGTACAGAAGATGAGTTAATTACAATCAACTTCAATGCAACAGAGAGTGTAGCACTTTATTCAGATGATAAGAAGTACTATGTAGGCGTTTCATATCCTACTCACAATAAATGCCACACTGTCACATATGAAACTTGGCATGAAATAGCTCGTGCATTAAGATTCCAATGGAGCAAATTATGTTAATTAAGTTTATGACAAAAAGAGGCAGTCTCGTTTGTGTTGATACTAATAGTGTTCGTAATATTGCTGTTGATAAGCGTATAATTGCGCTAAAGTATAAAGGGCCAAATGAACACACTAGACGGTATATTGTTTCAAGAGAAACTTCAATGAAGGTAATTGAACAATTCAAGAAGTGGGAAGAATGCCTCTAATAATATTATTTTTAATATTATCGTCAAACGTCAGCGCCTTCACGGGCGTTGACATCGATGGTGATAAGTTTGAGTACAAACACAATATGATGTATTCTAAGAAACCTATTGTCATGGCATGGGTTGGAGATATTCTTGGTGGACATCATATTCATACATTCATAGCAAAAGTGGAGAAACACAATGTTAAAATTAGAAGTGGGCAAAAAGTACAAAAGCATAGACGGACAGATTTGGGAAGTCGTGTACATCGGTGATAAAGATATTACGTATCCTGTTATTGCTGCAACATACGAAGACTGGATATTAGATCCCGCGACATTTACATTAGATGGAAAATTTATTAATGGCGATTTTGATGATAATGACCTGATTGAGGAAGTGAAATGAGTTACTGTGCATTATATTTTATTAGTTTAGTCGGTACACCATATGTTATCTATGACAGCGCTGTGTACTCAAATCAACCGATTCCAGGTATGACAACTATTGTTGTCACTCAAGAGATTCTGAATCACTTCATTGAACAAAATGAAGCGACCTGTGGAGAATGATATGTTCATAACGCTTACAACAAATTGTAAAGATGTCTATACTACAGTGTATATAAATCTTGACGGTGTTTCATCAATTATAACTAGAATACTAGATAACAACAATATTCAAGTACGTTGTTATCATAAGGATAATCCAAATACTCCTTTTGAAGTATTTACAGTGGATGATGATGAAGCAATTAAATTAAAAAAGGAGCTTACAAGATGCTTGAAGTAGACAAAGAGTATAAGAATCTTAATGGTCAACGTATTCGGATATTATTTAAAGAACACGATCAGTTTGTAGGCGAGAACATGTTTAGTGGTGATCTTGAATGGTACAGTAAAGAAGGTCATGGATATGTTGATTTAGTCTTAGAACAACCACTAGATCTTAAGGCAGGGGATACATGGTTAGATCACTGGAATAACCACGTGTTTATCGCTAGTATTAGCCCTAGCGGAAGGTATCCTGTTATCGGTATTATGTACCCTAACACCATCGGGCACACAACTGCACTCTATGCTATAGATGGTAAAGCAGAATGCGCTAGTCACTACCCTTTAAAGGAGAAAATAAAATGAACTTTATAAAAGTCACAGATCAAGGGACTAATGTATTGATTAACCTTGATAGAATCTCAGAAGTATGTATTTCAAAATCTGGAAAGAATTTCTCTGTAAAGATTTCATATGATGAACTTGATGCTTGGTCAAGCTATTTGTTAACTGAAGAAGATCTGGCTAAAATTGAAATTGCAATGGGGTTAAGATAATGATTGAAGTTGGCAAAGAGTATAGAAATGGGGACAATCATCGTGTTTATATAATATATGAAAAAGATGATAAATTTGTCGGTGTTGATTTATTCAATGAAGAGCTTGATTGGTATTTTGGGAATGGTGTATGTACATCTGCTAATGAGTCTCTAGTGATGCCTATGAAACTAGAAATCAATCACATATATAGTAACGCAGACGGTGATCGGTATATTGTTAAATACTACGATAATTATGGTAATTATTGGGCTGCTAGACTTGGTCAAGCGTGTAATGGTTCTTGGTTCTATGAGGATGGGAGATATTATAAACACGAAGAAACAAGTCATGATTTAATTAAAGAGATATTCTGATCCCTACCCCCTCCTACTGCCCTTCGGGGTGGTAGGAGGCCCCTTATTTTTTTTTTCTTTTGTTTTATACTTATTCCTTTAAACTAACCCCGTTAAATTAACCCTAAAGCCGCTCCCCCTGAATTATAATCCATTAGTTGTTAATCCTTAGTTATTAATCAATAATAATTAATCTAATAAATATATCCTTTAGGGGATCCCTGACTTTTTCCTAAAGGGCAGAGCGCTGAGACATATAGAAAACCCCGTTAAATTAACCCTAAGATTAATAATAAATAATTGTTAATTTTTAAAATAGAGGGCTACGGAGACGTAACTCATTGAATGCAAACTGAAATGTGAGTAAACTATGGACACACAGACAAAGCCACTGAAGAGAGAAGATGGTGTCAAGATACAACGTCTGAGTAATTTAACTGCTGGTGGACGTTTGAGTGTAGCTAAGCTTAAAGATTTAGGGTTTGATCCTATTGAAGCATTAGTGCACCAGTATAGATTCTTAGAAGAACAATTACAATATTATAATGACTGGCGTGATAACAAAATAGTACCATTAACATCTACAGGTAAGACTAAATGGTATAATGAACAGACACATATGAACCTAATAGATAAGATGACAGCTGTGTCAGATAAACTGTTGCGCTATAAATATGGACGTGTTCCAGAGACTAATATTATAGAAGATAAAATGAGATCCCCATTAGTTATTAATTTAACTAAAGAAGGTGATACACATGTTATAGGGGAGTACAATGATAGTGACGACGACGATTATGAGTGAAAATGCTCAACTGTTATTTGTGTTCTCACAAGTAGCATTGATGATGTTAACAATTTATTTTATCCCTAAAAACGAACAACTAGCAATTAAGGCCCTACTATGTCAGACAGCAGTAGCGATATTATTATTGATTTGGATTACATTATAATGTTTACTAATTTAATTATGTTTGCATCATATGCCTTTTTAGAGACATCAACATGGGTTGTTGTTGTATTGGTGTATTTAGGTATATGCGTTTTAAATGATCTCATTGACTTAGTACTATATGATTAACCTTCATCCAGCACAATCTGAAATATATAAACATTTATTTGTAGAGCAGAAATTAAGATATGCTGTAGTGTGCTGTGCAAGGGGTTGGGGTAAATCATATATGGCTGCTGTATGTGCAGTTACAGCTGTATTTGAATTACTCGAACTAGCAGCTAAGGTGCCTAATAAGACAGTGTACATCATTGCTCCTACTTATGATCAAGTAAAGGATATTTATTTTCCTTTAATAGCGTACGACTTGGGAATGGAAGACTATGCTATCAAAATGTCCCGTGACTTAGGACGATTTTGGTTCGCTAATAATGTTGAATTAAGATTATTATCATATGAATCAGTAGAACGTATGCGTGGCAAGGGTTCTTATTTTGTCGTATGGGATGAGATATCATCATGTACCAAAGGTCTTGGTGCTGAAGATGCATGGATGTCTGTAATACAGCCTACTATTGCCACTAGATGGTCTAATAAAAGAGCATTAAGTTATGGTGCTAGAAGTCCTGGGCGTTCACTAGTTATTAGTACACCCAAAGGATATAATTTCTTTCATACATTATCTACATATCATGAAACAGATCCTGATTGGGGATTTTATCAATATGATTATTTACAATCGCCATTCTTAGATCAACAAGAAATAGAAAAGATTAAAGATAAGATTGACCCAGTAACATGGGCATCTGAGTATTTAGCACAATTTGCTGAATCAGGCAACAGTGTATTCTACTGTTTTGATCGTAAGAGACATGTTGACGCTACATTAGAAGACCTTATGGAAGGTGAAGATGTTCATATATGTATTGACTTTAACGTCATGCGTCAATGTTCTAGTGTCTTCACACTTAGAGGGCATCAAATGCAATTTATTGATGAGTTCCAAGGGCATCCTGATACAGAATCACTAGCTATTGCTATTAAAGAAAAATATAAAGGCCATAAGATATATGCATATCCAGATCCTTCTGGTCGTGCTAGAAAGACTTCAGCTCCAGTAGGCCGTACTGACTTTAGTATATTAGAGACATATGGCATTATATGTAGAGCGCACAGGGCTGCACCACCTATTATTGATAGTGTAGCCGCTGTAAACCGTAAACTATTAACAGCTTCAGGTAAAATAGACCTGTATGTACATCCTAGATGTTCCGGTACTATTTTATCTCTTGAAAGAACAAAATGGACAGACCGCAACTTAGATATCGCGACTATTGATAAGTCCGAAAATATAGAGCATTTTTCTGATGGTATTAGATATGCCACAGAATACCTCTATCCAATACAAACGGGCGGGAAACGGGTTTCTCGTGGTTTCAACTTTTAAGGATAATAAAATGGAAGCACAAGATTGGGTAAATGTCGTATTGAGTGCTGGAGGCACGATTGCCACAGCCGCATTGGGACTACTTATGTCTAAGTTTAATAAGTTAGAGGCAGATAACGATTCTGTTGCAAAGGCTATTAGTGATGTTAAAATCCTTATTGCTAACGATTATGTGAAGAAAGTCGAACTTAATCAACAGCTACAAGATATCTCTAAAAAGTTAGATAAGTTAGAAGATTTAGAAACTCAAATGGCTACGCAATATGCTCGTAAAGAAGATCTTAAAACCCTAGGTGAAAGCCTAGGAAAGAAATTAGATCAAATACTCGATAAACTAGAAAGAAAAGCTGATAAGACAGATTGGAGGGGCAATGGCTAGAAGCAAAATTAATGCACCAACAACTGATTTAGTTACAGATACAGGTAGTGTATTATGGTCATTTATCAAGGGTGAGCAATTAGAATTTCCTATTACACTTAAATTTTTAGATGATGCCACTGCTGGTTATACATATGAAGCTGTAGTAATTGAAGCAGATAATGCTAATAATAAAGGATTGCCTACAGCAGCATTAACTAGTGGTGTACAAACAACAATCGCTACTAGAGTACCTACTAACCGTGGTACATGGGATGCAGCACAAGCTTATAACAGAGAAGATGTGGTGTTATATAATGGCGTATACTATCGATTATATGATGGCTTAATTCGTGTTAGCGCATTAACGCCTGATTTAGATGCTACGTGGATTACTACTCAATTAAATAAAATATACATTAGATTCCCTAGTACATTAGGTTCTACATGGGTTACACAGCCGACAGTTGCTAAGTCGTCTTATGGATTCTTTGAGTTAAGAGTCACTGAGAACAGCGCTACATTTCCTCGTACATGGAAACCTGTTCGTGGCTTAGTTGAAATTCAATTCAGTCCAACGGATCTAGTGCCATGAGTGAACAACTAGATACTGATTTAGTATTCAGTGAAATAATTACTGATGCTATAATAAATGAAATAACTGCTAATGATGTAGTGACAGATATTGTTACAGATACATCATCAATAGATTTAGAGGCTTTATATGCTACTTTAGAATTACTTTCTACAGTTATTACTCCAGAATTAGTATCTAGTGTGTCCGCTAATGAAATAACTGCTACAGAAGTTATAAATGAAAGTATAGCCGATTTAGTTGATAAAGATATTATTGGTAATAAAGCTAACTTAGCTGAAAACACAGCAATGTTAGTAGGTGCCTTTCAATATTTTCCAGAAAAATTATCATCAACTGAATCATTAGTAAAGATACTGCAATACAATCGAGAGTTATTTGAAGAATTCCAAATACCTGAAGAAATATCTTTACAGCTTACTTCTAAAACACTTGATGAATTCTTTAAACGTGAAGAAATAACTTTAAACCCTACCGCCAATAAAGAAGATATTGTAATGATATCGGAACTGGTCACTGAAGAACTAATTAAAACATTAGTAAAGTTCTTTAATGATGAAGTTCGTGCTATTGAATTTATCGATTATTATGCAGGTAATTCTCGTGGCGGTCACGATGGTAAAAGAAGTGTAGATGATGTCTCTATGCAACCTATACTTAATCGTGCAGATTCTAAAAATAGTGTAGATCTATTTCTAAAGACTATTTACAAAAATATACAAGAGTCTATATATGTACTTGACAATATTATAACTATTGGTGGTGATTCCGGAAACACCTCTGAAGTGGATGACTCTAAACAAATTAGGGATACATTGCAAATATTCCTACAAAATTACTTTGCTGAAGACTATGTCAGTTTTGACTATGTTGCAAGCGATTACACAATTCAAGGATAAAAATGTTAACTGAAGAAATTAAGGCTTTAGGGACAGTGTCCTTTGAGCTTACAGATGAATTCGGTAATGTTAAAGACTCTGGATCTACTAACTTAATTGTTAACACAGGCCTCAGTTACATTACTGGACGAATTTTAAATAATATAATTACACCTGTTGGCTATATGGCTTTGGGGACTGGCACAACTGCTGCATCATTGCTTGATACTGGATTAGAAATCCCATTAGGCCTTAGAGCGGCTCTAACAGCTGCTAGTCAAGTGACAACTAATGTCTTAAACGACTCTGTACAATATACATGTGCTTTTGCAGCTGGTGTTGCAACTGGTGGTATTACTGAAGCAGCGCTATATAATGCTGAAACGGAAGGTACAATGATTGCTCGAACAGTATTCCCTATTATTAACAAAGGCCCGCTAGACGTATTAGCGATTGTTTGGAAAATTACAATTTACTAAGGATTAAAAATGATTAATGATTCGTTAGAGGCCAAAGGATATGTGGAGCTTGTTGTTACAGACTCTAATGGCAATGTAAAAGAAAAGAAAGTCTCAAATACTGTCGTCAATACAGGCAAGCTATTTATGGTAAATAGATTATTGCCAATAACATCTGACACTGTTGCGTATAGTATTGGTGTAGGCAGTGACGAAACAGCTGTAGCAGTAACTCAAACAGGTTTAATAGCCGCGTTAGGTGCTAGAATCGCTTCTGTAACTCCTGTCTTGGCCATGACTACAATAGCTAATGATAGTGTTCAATTCGAAGTCAGTATCGGAGTAGGTGCAACGACTCTTCTTATTAAAGAAGCCGGTCTATTCTCCGCGTTAACAGGCGGAGTAATGCTAGCTCGTACTACATTTGGATTAATAACAAAAGGGCCTGAAGATACATTGACTATTACTTGGAAACTCCAACAAGCCTAAGGAATAGCTATGTCTTCACTCATCACAAGAGCTGGCAAAGGCAGTCCCTTAACGAATGATGAGATGGACGCCAATCTTAAATATCTTGAGAGTAATTCTAGCATAGGTTTTAAATCAGAGCGTCTTATAGTTACTGACGGTAAAATAAAGCCTTTCTCAAAGCCTAAAAATAATATATCATGGAATTGGCTTTTAACTGATACAGTGACACCATTATTGCCTGGTGAATACCAAAATACTTATCTATTAACTAATAGTAGTTATAATGGTAGAGAAATTCTCATTACCTATGCGTATGATTTTACTCCGATTAATATTAAAGATACTATAACATGTTATGACAATATTGCAGCTGGAGTCCAAACTCAAAGACCCTTCTCTGATTCGAGTACTTTATCTGAAAAATCAACTTTCAATTTAAATAAAAGACTATTAAGCACTTATTCGATTGTTGATAATTCTTTTAGAGATATACAGTCTAACGTAAAAGATACTGCGCTGAGTTCAGACTTTGTCAATAAAGATATAAGCCTTATTTCGAAATCGCAAGGCATCGCTTATGACATTATGCAACGTCAATTTGCAGATCGTACTTTACCTCAAGATATTGCATATTTAAGTGATACAATTACATACGTATTAGTTGCAGGCGGGTTTGCTATTATAACAGATTTAGGTTATGTGTATTTAACTCCAGATAGCACACGAGATTATGGCTTTATTACTGAAGCCTCTACAAAAACATTTGACTATGGTACCCTATTATGACAACCGTCGCAGTTCAATCTAGACGCGGTACTACAACTGAACATGCAACATTTACAGGTCTTATAGGTGAGTCTACCATAGACACAACAAAGCGCACAGTTGTGGTACACGATGGCAGTACACCGGGTGGTTTCCCTTTACAAAAAGAGTTATCATCTGGACAAAATATAAAAACAATTAATGGAGCAACCATCCTTGGTGCTGGAGATATCACCTTACTTGCAGCAATCCCTGCAGCGACAACTTCTATTCTTGGCGGTGTTAAAGTTGATGGTACAACCATTACAATAGATGGCGCTGGTACTATAACAGCTGTTGGTGGTGGTAGTGGCGGTGGTGCCCCTTCTTCATTTTCAACATTTTCTATAGTCGATAGCGAACTAATAGTCGAGCATTCTTCTTCTTTTACACTTTCGCTAGTAAACGGCGAATTTATTGTGGAGTACACATAAATGACAACAACGAATTTAGGTAGAGTTGCCGTAGTCCCAAAAGGAGATTGGGCGGCTGGAACCTATAAAGCATTAGATTTAGTTAGATATAATAATGCATCATATATTGCAAAAGGCGCTACAAGTGCGTTGCCCACAGACACTACTGCTTGGACTTTAATCGTCAATGACGGTAATTCTCTATACACATGGGTTAAATACGCTACTGATGCAATTGGGACTGGTTTGACAGATAACCCAGCAGGAATGAGTTTTATCGGTATTGCTGTTAATAAAACAAGTGCTACAGAATCAACTGTTGCTGCTGACTACACTTGGAGTTCATTTGTCGGTAGTGGCAGTCCTAGTGGGGGAGGTCTTTTACCGACAGGCATTAAGACTGCTGCATATACAGCGGCTAAAAACGAATTAGTTAGATGTAATACTACGGCTGGAGCTTTTTCAGTTAGTATGCCATCGACACCAACAGACGGAGATATTGTAGGTGTTGTGGATATTTATAACACTTTTACAGCTAATAAACTTACTGTATTGCCAAATGGCGGTACTATTGAAGGCGATTCAACTTCATTAATTTTAGACATTAGCGGTGCTTCTGTTTCTTTTGTGTATAATCAAGCAACAACTAATTGGAGATTGTTAGAAACACCAACAGTTGCCGCAAGTAATCCTGCTGGCACAGTTACATCTGTTGCGGCACCAACTATTACTACAACAGGAACCGATATTACAGCTTCGGTAGTCACAAGTACATCGACTCCAGTAATTACAATTAATGTACCTAGCGCTAGCGCAACGGCCAGAGGTGTCTTAACAGCCGCTGATTGGAGTACTTTTAATAGCAAACAAGCTGCTTTAGTTAGTGGTACTAATGTAAAAACAGTTAATGGTAATTCTATACTAGGCTCAGGTGATTTAACAATTGCTGGTGGTGTAACTTCAGTAGCTGCATTAACAATCGGTGATACAGGTACAGATATAACATCTAGTGTAGCCACAAGCACATCAACTCCAGTGATTACAATTAATGTGCCTAGTGCTAGTGCAACTAATAGGGGTGTTTTAACAACCGCTGATTGGACAACCTTCAATACTAAGCAAGCAGCTTTAGTAAGTGGCACAAATATTAAAACAGTTAATGGTACTTCTCTTTTAGGCTCTGGCGATATTACAATTACTGGTGGAGGCGGTGGTGTAACTTCAGTTGGATTAACAGTTCCAAGTTTTCTTTCTGTAACAGGCTCTCCCGTGACAGCTAGTGGTACTTTAGCAGTAACTTTATCAGGAACTGCATTACCTGTTGCTAATGGCGGTACTGGCATAACTTCTTTTGGAACTGGTATTGCTACATTTTTAGGATCACCTACTAGTTCTAACCTATTAGCTGCAATTAATGATGAAACAGGGACAGGCAGTGTAGTATTTAATACTGCACCAGTTTTAAAAGGTACTAAAGAAACTGGTATTGGCGTATCGGGGGTGTCTAATGTTTTTACTATCTCTTGTACTGAAGCTAATTATTTTTCTATAACACCAACTGCGGCATCTACTATTGCCGTAAGCAATTCAGCTAGTGGTGTTCTCGACGTCAATTCATTCGTGCTAGATTTAACTAATGGAGGTGCCTTTGCTATTACTTGGTGGGGCATTAAATGGGTAGGTGGTACAGCCCCTACATTAACTGCCGCAGGTAGAGATACATTAGTATTCTTCAGAGCAGGTAGTAACAATGTTTGGAACGGTTTTGTAGTTGGTAAGGATTTGAAATGAGCATGACAACTAGTCTAATGGGCGCTACGGTCAATAAGGTGCCAGGGTTAATATCTAATGGAGGAGACCCTTATTTTGAACAAGTGTCTCTTTTATTTTCCCCAGATACAATTGGTAGTTTTCCTTACCTAATGCCAAATTGGGGGTATGCTACTGTAAACCAGCCATATACTGCAGGTAGTAATGCCAGTAGTACGATAGCTACTCCAACTACGGGAATGGCATGGGCACCTGCAGTACTTAGTTGCACTGGTGGTTCAACTTTTACAAATATGCGAACACCTGTTCATGCAGGTTATAATCTCTCAAATACAGATTTTACAATAGAGGGCTGGTTTCGCTACACAATAGCTACTCCAACTAATACTCAATATATATTTACTGTTAGAGATTCTGTCGCAAATGCGCAAATATCTCTTCTTAGAGTAGCCAATGTAAACCAGAAGTTTCAGTTATACGTTCCTGGCGGGTTTAGTGTACAATTTAGTGGTAGTAATATTAATGCTTGGAATTATTTTGCTATAACTAGAAGTGGTATTAATATTAAAGTGTGGATGAATAGTACTTTAGTTCTTAATATTGATAGTACATGGACAGTTAATTTCACAGATGCTGGTTCTTATTTTACATTTGGTGCTGTAGACGCGCCTGCAAGTACAACTTCATTTGCAGGACAAATAGGCGAAATACGAGTAACTAAAGGAACAGCTAGATATACAACTAGTGGGACTCTTACAGTGCCTACTGCAGCATTTCCTAAATGGAAAGATGGTTATCCTAAACCGACTAATCAGCCAGTCCCTGCCCCAACCCATCTTGGAAGTCCTGGTGCTACTACTACAATAACACCCTCAACTTGGGTCGGAACACCTTTAGTTACTGGACGATGGCAAACTTCTTCTACTCTTTATTCTTCAACTCTTTGGGCAAATGTAGCAGGAACTACTTTAACATCTCCATCACCTACAGTTAGAAGTACTGGCACTAGGTATATAGAAACAGCAACGATTGGAACACTCACTACAATCAATTATTCAAAAACAGTTACAGCAGGTTGGGAATTAGGATGAAAATAGCAATTATAAAAAACAATACGCTTGTAAAAGCAGGGGAACATACTGAGCTATTTCCAGATGTATCCTTTCCAGTAACAGGTATTCCTGAAGATTTTATGCGGGAAAATTCAATTCAATTAGTAATTGAGTGGTTACCGCTTGATATGTACACTCAAAAACTAATTCCTGCTGAACCTTATTTAAAAGATAATAAAGTCTATAGCGTAGCTATTGTAAATAAAAGTGCAGAAGAATTAGCGCAAGATATACAAGCAATGGAAATTGACGTTAGAAATGAAAGAAATTCTTTATTAGCTTCTTCCGATTGGACTCAAGTAGCTGATGCGCCTGTAGACAAAGAGGCATGGGCCACTTATAGACAAGAACTTAGAGATATAACATCTCAAACAGGATTTCCTGATAACGTTGCATTTCCTTCACCACCTAACTAGGAGAAATCATGGCTAAAAATTTATCAGATATTCTCCGTGGTGCTAATTATGGGACATTGCCTATAATTAACGGAGGTACAGGAGCTACAACAGCTATTGCGGCTTTGACAGCTCTTGACGCACAACCTACTTTAATTAGTGGGACAAATATTAAAACAATTAACAGCACTTCTTTACTAGGAACTGGTGATATTGTTATCTCTGGCGGTTCAAGCGGTGTATCAACAGGCAAAGCCATAGCAATGGCTATAGTATTCGGAGGTTAACAAATGGCAGCACCTAATATAGTTAATGTTGCAAACATCTACGCAAAGACAACTTATCTTACCCCAGCGGTAACAACAGCAGTTGTTCTTTTGCCTAATGCAGCGGCAAGCGGTAAAGTTTTTAAAATAAATCAAATTTTAGCAGCTAATGTCGATGGAACTAATTCTATCAATGCAACTGTTTCTATTTATACTAATGGCGCGGTTGCTCAAGGCTCTGCTCCTAGTGGCGGTACAGCTTACCCTATTATTTTTACAGTAGCTATTCCAGCAGGGGCGACTTTGAATGTACTTGACAAGTCTACTGCTATTTATCTTGAAGAAGGTATATCCATTACTGTGACTTCGGGAACAGCTAGTAAAATCACCTATACTTTAAGTTATGAAGACATTTCATAAGGTAGGCTTTAATGTCTAAATATAAAGGTAATATTGTATCTTCAGCCGCTACAGTTTCTTCTGGTACTAACTATACAGGGAAAGCTAACGGAAAATGGTCATTACAAGAACAAATACAAGCTATTTTTTCTAACTTATGGGCAAAAGGTATTAAACCTCCAGACGCTCCAGTTTTGACTGCAGTAGGTAAAAGTACTACTCTTTTAAAAGCTTATTTTGAGGCTCCTGCTAACTTAAATGGGGAAACTATAATAGATTATACCGCTACTGCTGGTAGTTTTTCTGCTACAGGTAGTTCTTCACCTATTACTATTACAGGCTTAACTACAGGTACAAGTTATTCTGTGACTGTAAAAGCTAATTCTGCAAGTGGTTCTAGCGCAGCTAGTAATGCGATAAGTCAAATACCAGCTACTATAACTGCTCCGTCAGCTCCAGTTATAATTAATGCAGTGTATCTTTCTAGTACGTCTGCCAAAGTATATTTTACACCATCTACATCAGATGGCGGAGACCCAAATATATTCTATACTGCGGTTGAGTCTGTTAATGGTAGTGTCTCAAGTCCGTCTCTTACTAGTCCTGTAACTATCACAGGATTAGCCCCAGAATTTACCTACACTTTTGCAGTTAAAGCTGCCAATAGTGCAGGTGCCAGTGCATATTCTGGTCAAAGTAATTCAGTATTTACTAAATATCTAACAAGGGTACTGTTAAAAGGGGATTCGTTATTAACTAATACTGCTGTTGGGGTAAGTGCGCCTGCTTTATCTACTAGGGGTTCTCCTAGTATCTCTACTACAATTAGTAAAATAGATGGCAGTTCAATAAGTTTAAATGGTACAAGTGGTTTATACTGTTCTCCTAGCGTAGGGTTATCAGGTGATTTCACCATAGAAGGTTGGCTGTATAGAACTGTTAGACCAAGCGCATTTATGATTTTTGCTGCCAGCAGCGATACTTGGTTTGGGTATTACCCAGATGCAGATAGTATATACATGAACCCAAGTAAAAGTTGGGGTTTTGGTACTATACCAGAGAATACTTGGCATCATATAGCTATTACACGGCAATCTGGTATTGTTAGATGCTTTATGAACGGTGTAAAAAGTAGCACAGAGTATACTGTATCTAGTCAAGTAACTGTAGATTATATAGGCTGTTTTACAAACACCAGTTATGGGGTACAAGGCTATATAGACGAGTTCAGAATTACAGATGGTATTGCTAGATATACTTCAAACTTTACACCAAATACAACTGGTTTCACTTTAGATTAAAGGTACATATTAATGACAAATTTATTATCAGCTACACCTCAGAACTTTTTAGAGGATTTTGCTAAAACTATAGTGTATAAAGAAAAAGAAGTACTTCGTTATACAAATGAGTTAGCTGTATGCAACTCTATTATAAATTCTTTAAATGGTATTGTTGTTCCACAAGAGTTAAAAGATAATCTCACTAGCTTTCCTATTGGTTCAGAATTATCAGAAGCTGAATTCTCTTTATTAAGTAGTTATAAACTTTTGGAAGATAGCAAAAAGAATTTAAAAACTTTAACCTTTGAATTATATAGAGCTAATCAGATATTAGCTAATCTAAAAGCACAAATCCCTGCTGACCAACTAGATGCTTTAGTTGCAGAAGCTTTAGTTAAAGTTAATGCTCAATCTGCTCCTTCAGCTTAGCTTATAGCTGAAGTAGGATTTTAATGGAAGCATTACGCAAGGACTTTGTAAAGCCAAAGAAACCAACTTTTAATTAATTAATTAAGGAGTACAGTATGGCTGAAATGACAACACCAAATATTTTTACAATGCCACAAACTGGTGGTAACAACGACATGGGTATGGGCGCAATTACACCATTAATCTTAGGCGCGGCATTATTTGGCGGGAGAGGCGGTTTGTTTGGAAATAATAATGATGGAGCTGCTGTAGCAGCGGCAGCGGTTGAACGTGGCGCAACAGTCGCTGAAGTGCAAGGTATTGTTAACGGTATTACCGCTATGCAAGACATCGGTTCTGCAAGACGTGAAATCGGTAAAGTGGAAAAAGAGATTTGGCAAGCAGAAGGCGATCTACAAGCAGCAGTAAGTGCTTCTGGTACAGCTGTTCAAAACCAAGTTTTACAGGCTCAAATTGCTTCAATGCAAGGGCAGTCTAATATTATTAACAGTATTGATAGTCATTCAGCTGCAATTGAAGCAGCTATTGCAAATACTAATAATAACTTAAATCAGCAATTTTCGTCTACAAATGCTCAATTAGCAAATGGTTTTGCGGCCACTGCTCTTGCAGCTAAAGATGCGGTTATTGATGGTTTACGCAATACACAAATCATTACAGCTAATGCTGACAACAACACTAAAGATGTTCTTGCGGCTATTGCTAACCTTAAAGATACATTACCTAATTCTCGTGAATTAGAATTACAACGCCAAGTTGGTGTATTACAAGGTGAATTGTTTAATTCTACAACTCAAGGTGCAATTAAAGCGTCTACTGTTGAAGTTAACCAAACAGTAAACCAAAATAACTTACAAAACCAACAACAACAACAAATGCAAGGCATTATTGGTGTATTGAACGGTTTAGTTGGCGAATTACAACGTAACACACAACAAACAATTGCTATTGGAAGCACCTTAACGGGAAACGCCCAAACAGCGACCAACAATCGTGTGAACGGATAGACTATGGATCTGACTCAATCATTAGAGGAACGAATCCGATTACTGCAATCACAAATCCAACCGATAAAAACTACGGTCTCAAAGAGCGTGGACGACGTCGAGGAAAAGATGAGAAGAGTATTTCAGGAAGAGATGTCCAAGCTAAGCACGAGTCTTAACCAAAATGTTGCAGCTAGTGTGAATCCCATGCTAGCTGCTCTTGGTTCTGCACTATCGGAAGAAGAACAAACATGGATATCGCAACCTGAAAATCAGGATAAGGTCACAGATTTCTTTAGAACCGCTGAAGGCCAAGCGATAACCAGACGATTTATGATGTCGTATAAGGAATACAAATGCAAGTAGTACATACAATTAAATTATCAGTAGAAGAATGCGATGCGGTATTTAGTCCTGCTGAAAAGGCAGGGACTATTAAAGAAAGCGTAGCATTTGTACCTGAAGAGAAAATAGCTAAACAAGCTGAGTATAGAATGGCTTTTGAGGATGCTTTACACAAATTAGTGTCAGAAGCGTTTGAATATGGTTATAACGTAGGCGCTAATACCGCTAACACTAAAGATACCGAAATGTACAAACCAGCCTAGGAGTTTACAATGTACGCGAATATTTTAGAAGATATTATTGAAGAAGTCGTTGATCTTGTAGTGCCCGACGATGTGGTTGAAGAAGTTGTTGAAACAATCGTAGAGGAACTATTATGACAAACAGTTTAGATAAAGCATTTAAAGATGCAGGAAAAGCTATTAATCACACTGTACACGAAGCAGCAGATGTTGCAGAAAAAGTTGTGACTAATCCTGATGTACAAGAAGTTGCTATTGGCGTTATTGTTGCAGCGGTATAATTATGGAACTTAGCGATAAAGGCGCAGAAGACTTAAAAGGTTCTGAAGGGTTTAGATCGCAACCGTATCCAGATGGTGAGGGCGTCCCTACGATTGGCTTTGGTAGTACTTTCTATGAGAATGGTACTAGAGTCACATTAAAGGACGCTCCCATTACTAAGGAGCGAGCGTTACAACTTTTCAAAGTTACCCTTAAGCAATACACAAGTGCAGTTGATAAAAACGTAACTGTACCGTTAACACAAAACGAATTTGACGCATTAGTAGAGTTTACTTATAATGTAGGCGTAGCAGCTTTTAAAGGTTCTACATTATTGAAACTACTTAATGCAGGGGCACCTAAAGATCAAGTGGCTGCTCAATTCCTTAGATGGAATAAAGATGAAGGTAAAGTCGTTCCAGGCTTAACCAATAGACGTAAACGTGAATCAACTAAATTTTTAGGAAAATAAAATGGCAGATCAGCAAGAAACATTAACCGTAGCACCTAAAGTTATGGCTAAGGTACAACCAAAAGAATTTGTAAATAAAATTACATCTAACTGGAATATTACACCTACTGAAGTTGAAGAAGAAATCACAGCTTTGAATAGCGTGACAAATGAATATTTTGAAGGCACTATTGTTGAATTTAATAGACTATTAGAGGCTTAGTATGACATACGGCCCTACTAAGACAGTTGCGGATCCTTGTCAAGCGTATGAGTATCTTAAACCTTCGTGGAATAAGGCACGTGCTGTATGCAATGGGGAACGTACTGTAAAAGAGCTGGATCAGTATATTGATCTAATTAGATTTAGCAATTTGCTGATACCCTTCTCTACAACAATGAGCCAAGCTCAATATGACTTTTATAAGTCAGAAGCTGAATTACCAGGCATTACTGCACAATTTGCTAAGATGCTTGTTGGGGGTTTATTAAGAAAAGCTCCTATATTGACATTACCAGATGAAGTTCCTGAAGAAGCTAAAGATTGGCTTATCAATAATATCGGACGTGATGACTCTACACTAGTAGCATTTCTTGATGAACTATTGTGGGAAGAAATTAATACATCCCGTGCATGGGTATTTGTAGACTATCCGTCCGTTAATGATGTTGAGAACTTAGATAAAGAAACTAGAGATATGATTAAACCATATCCTATTTTGCAAAAAGCTGAAACAATTGTTAATTGGGCAACAACTGTAGATATATTTGGTAAAACAGTTTTAAAATATGTAATTGTTAAAGGTTACTCAGAAGATTATACTATTAATGAATTCCATGCTATGAGAGTCCCTACGGTATGGGTGCATGAGTTAAACGAACAAGGTAATTACCAAATTCGTAAGTTCATGGGCACAACTAAAGACAATGGCGATCAAACTCTTAAAATAGGGGGTATTGGTGAGAAAGCTCAGCAATTACTACCTTCAGGCCATTTCGAGTTAATAGAAACATTTGACAATATACTTAATAACGGGGAACCGCTAAAGCATATTCCTGCATGGCCTGTTAATGGTAATATAGAACCTATTATGCCATTATTAATGCCTATCGTAGATAAAGAGATTAGCCTATATAATAAAATTAGTAGACGAAATCATTTACTATACGGTGCGGCTACTTATACGCCTGTTATTATGTCAGATATGCCTGATGAACAATTTGATGAAATTGTAGACGCTGGATTAGGGTCTTGGATAAGATTACGCCAAGATGATAAAGCAGATGTCTTAAAAACACCCACAGACGCATTACAAGACATGCAAAAAGCTATTGAAGCATCTATTGATGAAATGGCTAAACTTGGCATTAGAATGCTTACAACTGAAAATGAACAATCAGGTATTGCATTAGAAATTCGTAATGCTGCTCAAACGGCACAATTAAGTGTGTTGAGTACAAAGATATCTAGTACATTAAAGCAAGTAATATGCTTAATGGTTAACTGGAGATATGGCCTGCAAATTGATTCATGTGATATTGTGTTTAATTTATCCGCAGATTTTGATCCAGTGCCTTTAGGTGCTGATTGGTTGAATCTTGTCACTCAATGGTATCAATCAGGTTTATTACCTAGAACTGTGTGGCTGCAGATGCTAAAGGCAAATGATATTCTTGATTCTGAATATGATGATGAAGCCGCATTACAAGAAGTAAACGCAGACCCTCAAATTATACCTGCAGCAACTAAATATAATGATCAGTATGCAATGCAAGTAGAAGCCGCTGTAAAACCGAAAATAATTAAAGAATAATGGTGACACATGATCGTCAATAGTAATACACAAATATACGACAAAACACTAGATCGCGCAGCAATGATCCGTCTGTATGAGAGAAGAGTCTCTGGTAAAGTTGATTTAGTAATTGATGGTCATGTTGTTAGACTAGATAAATTAATTAAAGATGCTGAACTATCAGGTAGGGGTTTTGAAAGATTCAGAGAAGCAGTTGATCAAGAGTTAAGAAAGACTTATAAGTCAATTAATAATTCTGTTCAAAAAGATCTTTCATCACTTGTCTCAGATCAACTCTCATATGCTTATCAAAAAGTTGAAGTGGCAATGGGTAAAATATGGCGTACTGAAAGACCTAAAAATAGAATCTCTGAAGAAATTGTACTTAAAAATCCATTAAGTGAAAATGGTACAATGGAACAGGGATGGTCAGGTATTGCCAAGAACGAAAAAATTAGATTAGAAGCAGTTATACGTAAGGGTATAGCTGACGGAAAAAGCGTAGATGAAATAGCTCTACAAGTACGTTCAGGAAACGTACATAATATAACTCGCATGCAGTCGAAAGGTCTGGTAATAACAGCCATTACAGCTGTATCCTCTCAGGCTGATCATGCTATTTATAAGGCAAATGAAAAAGCGTTACAAGGATGGCAATACGTTGCTGTCCTTGACGCACGAACAACTCCACTATGTGCCCATAGAGATGGTGAAATTTATCCAATTAGCGATACAACACATCTCCCACCAGCACATTGGCATTGTAGGTCTACAACAGTTCCTGTATTTAAATCATGGAAAGATATAGCAGATTTAGAGAGTGTAGCGCAAGTAAGACGTAGAAATATTGAGAACTTAACTGATGCGCAAAAGGCTTTTTATGACGGTAATACACCTCTTAGAGAATCATACAATGATTGGCTAAAGCGTCAGCCACAAGATGTACAATTAAGGCATCTTGGGGATTATAAAAAAGTTAGTATGTTCCAAAGCGGGCAGCTTACCTTAGATCAGTTTACTAATCCCGAAGGTAATTCTATTGGGATTAAAGAATTAAGACGGATGACCGATCCCACATATACATTGCCAAATGATACAAAAAAGTTTGCTAATGCTAAAGCTAAACTTGATGCTATGCAACTTCCGATTATGACACCTGATGATTTAATTGGCAACACTAAGCTTATACAAACACTTAAAGATTATTATTTACTGCAATCAGGTGAATTAGACGGTACATTATCACTCACTAATTATAGGGGTGGTCTTATTCATACTAAGAAATCTGCTAAGGCAAGAGTACTTAATAGTCTTCCAACAGAAGATCAACTCATTTTTAATCCTGTCACAGGTCGATACGAAGATACAAGACTATATCAACCCAATCCGTCCGTACTAAATAATAACTTAAGATTGACAGAACAAAGTAATGTTCTAAAACCTAAAGATAAGGAATTTATTAAGGAGTTTAATGAATTACTTAGTGAGAAAATGGGATCTAATGAAAGGGCAGTCGTGGTAGATAACCTGCGTATATTATTTACTAGATTTAGAAATAATGGTGAACAGTGGAATAATTTTAAAGCTGTAGTACAAGGTCAAATTAAATTTGATGTAATGAATGTTTCTGATGCTATTGAAACTCAGATACGTAGTGATATCAACGTATTGAAGAAACTCAAACAAGATAATTATATTGATCCAGTGTTAGGCCCAACTCAATTACAAGACTTACATGATAATTTTATTCAAAACATTCGTGATAAGAATAATTGGGAAGACACTGTAGCACCTAAAATTGCAAGAGAATTACGTAACGTATTTGATTATAAAATTCCGTTAAAGCTTAAGAAATTACCTAATGGTAAAGATCGACTAACAGAATCTGCATTGCAACAATTTTATTTAAAGTTTGCTCATAGATTAAGCTTAGCTGATATGCCTGACAGAGATCAATTTGCTATTGCTTTAGGGAGAGACTTATATAATCTTGCTAATTTAAACGGTAGTAGAAAAAGCTGGTATGAATTAGGCATGAGCCTTTTAGAAGCTAAAAATGTAAAACAATTCTTTGAAGTTGAAACATATGGTGTTCAAAAAAGAAGAATGAAAAGCAGATTAAGCGGTTCTTTATTTGGTCCCTATTATGACACCTTATCATATAATATACGTGTTACTGACCCGCGTGTACAAAAATACTCACAGCTCACACGGAAAGTGGATGTCGGCCTTCGTGTCGGTGTAACAACGGATAAGAATAAGTTATTATTTCGCGAGGGTTATAAAACGTATTTTATTGATAATGGTGTCCTCGGTTTAGAAGATACTAGAATACCTATTACATCAACAAATAGTTTTTCAGATTTTCCTGTAGAGTTTGTTGATAAGAATATGGCAGATGCACTTAATTGGGCATCTAAATCTAAGTATAAAATTGATAACGACTTTTACGACTTTACACAAAAGCTATTATACTTTGAAGATGACAGAGGTGCCGCTAAAAAGTATAATGATTTAAATGAATACAAACACTATATTTCATCTCGTGGTGATGCATATGAGCGATTTAAATCTATGGATTGGCTTAGAAATAATGATTACGCTTTCAGTAATCATGCTTTTGTCGATCATCGGGCTAGGATCTATGATCGTGGCCTTATTAGTCCGCAATCGGGAGAGTCATTTAGACCTTTCTTAAATACTGAAGTAGAAAAAGTTCTTGGCGAAGATGGATATAGAAACTTCAGAGATCAGATAGGCGCCTTTATGGGTGGTCTAAATGATGTATTTGAAGGTAGATATAATTCATTGTCATTTACTGGACGCCAAAAGATTGCTGATAAATTATGGCCTGATATGGTAGATCTTGGTAATAAAATGTTAAGAGCCAAACCTGCAGATTTACGTGCTATTCTTGAGTCGGATATGATGCAATTAATTGAAGGTGAAGAGCTTGGTAAATTTATGAGATTTGCCATGGAAGCTGCTAAGATAGATAATTATCTTAAAGCTGGTGGTTCTATGAATGAATACAAAACAGCCTTAGCTCTTGAACAAGATGCTTCATCATCTGGTGCTCAGATTATTGCTTTGACAACTAAAAACAAACAGTTAGCCTCGTTATCTAATGTCATACCTACAAATCAGAAAAGACGTCTATATGACGAGATTGCAGCAGCAACATTCAATGATCCTCGGTTTAAAGTATTAAATGAAAGATTAGGTTTAAATGAGAAAGATTTACGTAAAGCTGCAAAAGCTCAAAATATGGTTACGTTTTATGGTGCTGGAGAAAGAACTGGAATTCTTAATGTTGAAGGTAAACTTGCAAAAGTATTGGAAAAGAAACCTGCAAAACCTGTTGAAACAAAAGTAACAGAAGGTTTATTATCTGAACGTCAAGATTCTGCAGGATTGTTAAGAGTATTAGGTGTTGATAATAAAACAGATCCTAATTATGTAGGTACAGTAGATGAGATTATTAAATCGCAAGGTGAGTTAATTTCAAAGGCTATGAAAGGTCAGTTGTCGCCTGCAGAATTAAAAGATACTTTTAAGTGGTTACATACTTCAGATATTGAATTAACAGAAGCTCGTAAAGAACGCGCTACATATAAAACATTTGATCCTAAGACTGGTGAGAAATTTTCTAAAGAAAAGATAGCTGAAAATAAAGCTAAGTTTGAACAGCGATCAAAAGGCGATACAAAGAAATATATTGCTATGCAAGTCGTTGAGGAACTTGGAGAATTCTTAGAAGAACATTTATTATCATTATCTGTGCCAAAAGACGCTAGAGCTTTTAAATTAATTGAAGCTCAAAAACGTATTTTAAAATCTAATAGGTTTGGTGAAGACACTGTTATTAAAGATGAGGCTAGTGTTTATAATCTTAAAACAAACAAGCAAGCAGCTGAAATGGCTTTGGAAGACGCGGAGTTAACACCAACATCTGCTGATCCTGAAGTTATAATTAAAGATTTAAATTCAGCATTGCAAGAAGAATTAGCTAATGTAACTAAGAAACCTGAAACATATGCACCTACATTAGTTGTAAAAGCTAGTGATCGTGATAAAGTGTTAAATGAAATATCTGCGCGTGCTGCTAGGTATGAAAAGTTTGATCCTGAAACTACAGCACAACTTAAAGAATTAAGAGAAAATGTAAAAGATATTTTCAACAAAGGTTTAGACCCTGGTGACGAGATTATGGAACAATTATATTTCTTAGATCCAGCAACAAAAGACCTTGTTGAAAAGATGACACACTCATATGACATGGTAGTTACACCAAGAGACTTTCAAGCTATAGCTAAGTTGATGTCTGAACATTTAAGCGAACAAGTACCTATTTTAAAAGACTTTACTAAATTCTTTGGCAGATTAGCTGAAGATTATTTAACTAAAGCCAAACCTTCTCAAGCAGCAATGCAATGGAAATCAATAGGTGCTACAGGCCTTTTGGGTACACGTAAAAATGGCTATGTATTACCTGACAGAGTAAGTGAGATATTAGGTTTAAAAGCTGGTGAAGCATTGTCTGAGAAATTTCTAAAACGTTTTGACGGCTGGAAGCCAGATGGTGTATTAGCCGATCTTATTTATGGTGTAAAAGGCCCTAAAGATCGTAGAACAGGTTTTAAAATATTTAAATTAGAGCCTATAGAAAAATTAAATATTTCTAAAGGCTTTGAAGTATTTTATGCTAATAAATTACCTAAATCATGGACTAATGTTCCATGGGTTAATTTTGATGGTAAGATTATTGAGCAGAATTTCACTCAATCATTTGAAGAACGTTTAGTCTATAAAGACAAAGACGGCAATTGGGTTAATAATTTAGTTCAAGTGCAACAGAAAACAGAAGCCACTTGGTGGGAACAAGTAGTAAACGCTGAAGGTAAAATAAATGACATTGCAGACGCAACTAAAGCACGAACAGCTTATGCCGTTAACGGGAATCACTCAAACGATGCCACGTTGGTCAAGAATTTTCATCTCTGGGGACGAGACAATACAATTGCCACGTCAACCATTCACGATGCGTTTTTCGCCAATGCAGCCGATATGTTGGAGGCCCGGAAGGGTATAAGAAAGCTATATGCTAACGTACTAGATAAGAACCCTGTCAAGGTTACTTTAGATGAAATGTTAGCTAGAGGTTTTCCAAAAGAATTATATGATCAATATTTAGAAGAAGCTATTGACAAAGGATTAATTCCAGTTGCTGGTAAATCAGTTGTCGGTGGTAAAACATTAACAGAAGCGGACATCTTAACAAAGAAAGATGTAATGAGCGATATCCCCGATCCTGCTAAATTTGAGGATGATTGGGGCTTTTACGGCATAGGCTGAAATATGAACGCAGAAATTAAAAGATGTACATGTCAACACCCTAATCAGGATAAACTCCATGGTAACGGAATGAGAGTAATGAATCCTGATCAAAAGAAAGGATTCACATGTACTGTATGTGGAGCAAAGCACAAATGAAATTTAGTCACGCATTAGATTTAATAATTGCAAACCACAAACTAGCACGTACAGGTTGGAACGGTAAAAACATGTATGTCAGTATTGTTAGAAATTTTGGTTCAGTTGAGCCATTTTTCATATTAACACAACCTACTAAGACGAACACATGGGTTCCCTCAGTGTCTGATTTATTATCGGATGATTGGATTATCTTTCCAGAGACCCCGTTAAATTAACCCTTAAGCGGTCCCCCCTTTAATGAGTCTATTAGTTAATTAGTCCTTTATTTATTCTTTAATAAAATAATAATAAATAAATATATTAATGATTAATAGACCCCGTTAAATTAACCCTAAATACTAAAAACAAATATCCTATAGGGTGAATTGTATTCACTTTATAACACTGAGTTGTACTCAAAGGAAACATAAAATGACCGAAAATGTCGAAGAAAAAGAAACTGATAATATTACTCCGGATACTACTGCTACCAATTCTCCTGTGGATGATATGGACACGAGGATCCAAGAAGCTCTTAAACCAATCAAAGAAAAACTCGATAAAGCGTACAGCGAAAGAGACAATGCGTTAAAGAAAGCTGCTGAGTATGAACAAAAAGAGAAAGAAGCTGAAATAAAAAGACTTCAAGAAGAAGGAAAACATAAAGAAGTTTATGAACTTCAGTTAGCGGAAGCCAATGCTAAATTGGAAACGATAACAAAACGTAACATAGAACTCGCTAGGGATTTAGAAGTAAAATCTGTTCTTAGTGGATATACGTTTAGGAGTGATAAAGCTGCGGATATGGCATATATGGATGTGGCATCGCAACTTGTACAAAATGAAAATGGAGTATGGGTGCATAAATCAGGAACTGATCTAAGAACCTTTATAAAACAATTTTCTGAAGACGATAACAATTCTTTCTTATTCAAACCAAAAGTTTCGACAGGGGCCGGTCAGACAAGTTCTAGCAGTACTTCTCAAGATACTTCGAATAAATCTTTATTCCAGTTATCACAAGATGAAGTGCTTAAACGTGCTGCTGAAGGATCACTTCGCAGGAAATAAATACTTTAAGGAAAAATGAAAAATGGGCGCTACAACTTTAAGCCTTCCTAATGGGCCATCGGGATTATCTACTAATTATGTATTACAAGAAGCTATTGGCGCATACAGCGACGAAGCTTACACTAATGCTAGAAAATTATCAGGTACAGGAATTACTTCTTCTAACCCACAAATTGATACCAGCACAGAAACCTTTATTGGCCAAATGCGTTGGATGAAACCGTTAAACCCAACTATTAACGTTGCGTCATTAACTGATTCTACAGATGGTACCAAAACCAGTTACGACACTGACTACAGCACATATATTAAAACTGTGCGTACACACGGTGCCGAAAAAGTTAACATGCAACAAATTGTTACACAACAAGACGGTCTAGCTAAAATTGGTCGTGACTTTGGTGAAACTCGCGCTCAAGACGAACACAATGCTATTCTTTCTGTATTGAAAGGTGTTGCTATTTCAGAAGCATTAAATGGTGCCGCCACAGGTTCTGGTGCAACTGGTCTTGGTGGTCAAACATTCTCTAACGACCCTACAGATAAGAAATATGGCTTCTACGTAGATCTTGGTTCTGAGAAAATCGTTACTGCTAATGGTGTTGCTCCTGGTGCCGTTACTAACTATGCATATCAAGGTGCTTCACGTGCTGAAGGTTTCTTAAATGCATTTGGTATGGCATTTAAAGATTATGAACCAGAATGGGCGTACTTAGTTGTATCTCCTGAAACTATGGCTTCATTCCGTTCAGCTAACTTTGTTGATGAAACAACTATTGTTGATGGTAACATTAACTTTAACACAATCTTCAATGGTAAATTCCGTCTAATTACTACACGTGCTGCTCAGTCGCTTTCCGCTGCTGAATTAACAATGTTACGTACTGGTGCTGGCGTTGGCGCTGCAACTACTTTTGCTGCTAATAAGAAAACCTCATTCATTGTATTGCCAGGTGCAATTGCAATGGAACAGTTGATGGTTCCTGATTCAGTTGAAGTTTACCGTGACGCTAACAAATACAAAGGTGGCGGTACAACTTCTATTTGGAATCGTTGGGGTTATGTATTATCTCCTGCTGGTTACGATTGGAATGGTGCTAAAACTGAATTCCCATCTGATGCAAATTACATGGGTGTTGTTGAAAGCGGCACTTCTAAAGCATTAACAGCAACTGGTACTATTGCTAACGCACGTGGTACATGGACACGTAAAACAGCTTCAGCATTATCATTAGGTATCTTACCTGTATTCCATTCTTAAGGAGTAAGTTATGGCACTAGTTAAAGGTGTTAATTCAAATGCTACCGTAACTGAGGCCGATACTTATTTTGAGAACAGACTAGATGTAGCGGCATGGACTGACGCTTCTGATACTCAGAAAGAACAATCTCTATGTACTGCTACATTTATGTTGGATGAATTGGATTGGATCGGAGTAGCTACAGATTCAACTCAGTCACTTGCTCATCCTCGTAAAGATGGTGAATATTTTGATCCTAAGCTTGGTATACTTGTTCCATTAGTTTCCACTGTTGTTGATATAAGAGTCACTAAAGCTACTTATGAGTTAGCTTACCATTTATTAAATAATGATGGACTTTTAGACAACACAGGCTTAATCAAAGATTTAGAACTTAGTGGCATTAAACTTAGTGTTATTAGACCTGCGGATAAAATCCCTATGGTTGCAAAAACACTTATCAAACCATTACTCCGGAATAGTGGTAAGAGAACATGGTGGAGGGCTAATTAATGGCATATAATTCATTAATTGGTAATTCATTAAATAAAGCATTTAATGCAGCTAAAGACTTAGCTATTGATGCAGTGTTTACAAAGACAACTAATTCTGAGTTTGATTTTAGCACTGGTGAAGTTAACGATACAACTATACCTTCGATAACGACAAAAATAATTATTACAAAAACGTCTAAAACTTCAGAAGCGAAAACTATGACTATTATGTTTAAAACAAAAGAAGTCGGAGCGTTTTCAATGACAGACCATGTGTATATAGATAGTGATAAATGGCATCTTGGTAATGTGATTACTTCAAACAATCATATCTCAGTTGTTGAACTCTATCATGAGGTATAACTATGGGTAAGTATACTGATTTAGAAAAAGACGTTTATTCAGTATTTTCATCTAATGAATGGAAAGCTGAAGAAATAAAAACATTCCCGACAAATTTTGTAGTGATGAATACTACTAATGACGAATTTATACGCGTATCAGTGATACCTAGTGGAAAACCTATAGATAGATACTCATTAGCAGGAATTCTCATAATTGATATTTTTACAGCTGCAGGTTCAGGTACTAGACGTGCCTCAATAATAGCAGATACTTTAGATAGTTATTTAACTAACAAGTCTAAAAATACAGGCTCTGGAATGACTCAATTCGGCATAAGCAGTCTAGCACATTTAGGTGCAGATAAAGCTTTGCCTGTGATTCATAAAAGTACCTATACAATCTCTTTCAACTTCTTCGGAAGTTCTACTTAAATTTAAAGGAATAAAAGATGGCTCACATTAATTCTATTGCTGCGGCAATGTTCTCTGATTTATCTGTTGTTGGTAAACCACACGATCAAACTTCTTTCAACTTAGTGTCTGTACTTAAAGAAATTAGTTCAGGCGAACTAAAGGGTACTGGTACAGGCGGTTTATCATCTGCTGGACAATTAATTGCTACTGCTGGTCTATTCCAAACAGAAAATGCAGTTGCAGATAGCGGTGGTTTTGTCCGTATTACTAACGTCAAAGAATTCCCTGCAATGGGTACTCCAGCAAACGTTGTTAAAGTTCCTGAATACGGTGCTAAAACTTCAAAACAAATCCAAGGTCAAGCTGACTCTCCTACAATGGAATTGACTTTGAACTTTGTGCCAGAATTATGGAAAGAAAACAAACTTTCTTATTCAACAGGTGTTTCTTCACCTATTGTAATTGGTGACGGTAACGTTTATTTATTCAGATTTACATTACTTTCTCAAGAACCAGAAGGTTATAAAGCAATTACTGATATCGTTAGCGCTGATGGCGATGCTATTGGTGGCGGTGGTATTACTTCTTCTGTTGCAGGTGCTGTTAAAAATTCTTCTTATTATTTCTTAGGTAAATTTGAAGCATTAGAAGTAACAACAAGCTTGACAGACGCTATGTCAGCAAAATTAACTATTACTGTACAATCAGATATTCGTGGTGCATTCACTGTGTAAATGATGTACTTGGAGGGGATTCGTCCCCTCCTTCTTATTATGGATAGTATATGTCTCAAAATAAACCATTTAGCTTAGAGTATGTTGTTGGCATTACTGTTAAACATATGCTTAAAAGTATTGATATTAGTATTAATAAAACATTCGAACGAACGAAAGATGACACATTGACTCCAGATAAAAAATCTGAAGCTTTCGAAACACTCTCAATTTTACATCAAATGCGAGCACAACTAGATGAACGCAAAATCAATCAAGGTAAGTAACATGTCAGAAGCAAAAGGTATTAAAGCTCTTATTGGTCAACGCATGACTAAAACAGTTAAATTCTTAGGAAGTGACGTTAAGATTTCTAAACTAACTGTATCTGAAGTTTTGGAAATTCAAAACAAAGCCAAAGACGCAGAGAAAGATGAAAATGCAGGTTTAGAATTACTTAAAACTGTTATTCGTAATGCTGTTGAAGGTGGTAAAGATTTAGATGATACTGATTTTGATGATTTCCCTATGGATGAATTATCTAAATTATCAAATGAAATCATGAAATATTCAGGACTTGGTCAGGGTCAAGACGCGGGAAAGTCAGCTTAAGTGCTGAAGAGTTGCCTATATTTGAATTAGCATTTCATTTAAAAATGCCAGTATATAAAATATACGAAGAAATGACATATGAAGAAATGCTTGGCTGGTTTAGTTATTTAGAACAACGCCCTATAGAGTGGCGGGCTGATGACAGGGCAGCTAAACTAATTCAAGTGCAAGGTGTCAAAGAAAAACCTTGGCAGCTTTTTACTTCATTAGATGCTATTTACAATCCTAAAGTTAAAGAAGAAAAGAAAGGTAACTTTAATTCAACTAATTTCAAAAAGTCTGGTTTCTTCCAAAAGCTCTCAAATGCTGGTGGTGGAGAAAATATATTAGGAGGATAAGTGTCTGTAAAATTAAATATGGACTTCTCAAAAGAGATTTTAAAGAAAGCCAAACAAAAAGAAGCACAAGAAGTTGATAAACTTATTAATGCTTTAAAAGATGCTACTCCTGTTGATACAGGTAAAGCCAGAGATGGATGGCAATTAGAAGATGGAAAGATAGTAAATCACGTTGAGCATATTGATGAGTTAAATGCGGGTTCTAGCAAACAAGCGCCCACTCATTTTATTGAACGTACTTTATTAGCATTTTCGGAAGTAAAGCCTAATGGTGTTATTGTAACATCATCTAATTAAGACAATATACCCCTGAAGAATCTAATGATTCCTAAGGGGTTTTTTATAAGGAGTATTCAAAGATGTCAGGCATAGTTATTGATGTCGAAACACGGATTGATAAGGCTCAGCGAGATTTGGAACATTTAAATCATTCAGTCAGTGCTATTAGTAAAAGCGTTGGTGGAGTAACTGCAGGTTTTTCTAAATTAGCTGCAGCCTTGTCAATAGGTGGTACACTTGCGGCACTTACACAAGTAGATTCTACATTCACATCCATAGAAAGTAACATAAAATTAGTTACAGGTGCTACAAAAGAATTTGCAGTCGCATACACAGAATTAAAGAAAGTAGCAGATGATACACGATCTACATTTGCCAGTACTGCTGAAATCTTCTCTAAACTAGGTGTTGCTACAGCTAGTATGAATGTGTCAT